AAATGTAAATCCACCATACCTATCAGCCTCATCTTGATAGCTATCAAATACTACATTACCATCATTAACCGAAATTTCTAACTGTTCTGAGCCTGAAGTTGTGCGTCTAATTTTAATAGGATTTGCTAGTGAGTTATTAACAGTCAAACCATCAGCAGTAACTGTTCCTGTTATGTCTATATTAGAAGTAAAGCTTGTACCACCAAAACTATTAGAGTTGCTTGTAGAGGTTATAGCTCCTGATGAACTTAATCCAGTAGTTGATATTGTGGAGGTAAAAGTAGTGCCACCAAGACTGTTTGAATTACTGGTGCTTATTAAAGATGCAGAGGTGGTTAGTCCATCTGTGGTTGTTCTTCCTGTTACGTCTATGCCTGTTGAGGTTGTTTCTAGTTTTTTAGTGCCGTCATAATATAGCCTTACATACGAATCCGTATTTGCACTTATCATCAACTCAGTTATGGCGGGATTCATAAGTCTAAAATCATCTACGCCTACAATAAGATTGCCTGTGCCGTCTTCTTTTATATAACTATCACTACCATCATGGTATATCTGTAAATCTGAACCTGCTCCAAAGATAGCTTTGTCGTTATCAGCAAACAATATGTCATTGCCATTAGAAGTTAAATCACCACCAAGCTGTGGAGTTGTATCTTCAACAACTTCATTAGTTGCAGCAACTGTAGTATCTACATAAGCTTTAATAGACTCTGAAGATGCTAATGTACTAGCTGTTGCAGTTGCAAAAGTATCATCGTCAAGGAAAGCTGTACCGGATACGCCTGTATTGATTACAGGGCTTGTAAGGGTAGCACTTGTAAGGGTTTTATTAGTTAAAGTATCTGTTGTAGCTCTACCAACTAATGTATCTGTTGAAGTTGGTAAAGTCAATGTACCAGTATTAGATATAGAACTAATAACCGGAGTTGTTAATGTTTTATTAGTTAAAGTCTGTGTGCCTGTAAGAGTTGTTACTGTGCTATCTATTGCAAGAGTAACTGCATTACCTGTTGCAGAACTATCAAGACCTGTACCGCCTGATACAGTTAAATTTTCACTGTCTAAATCAATTGCAATAGTTCCACTGTCTGTAGTGATGTCTAAATCTTCTGCAGTAATTTGTGTATCTACATAATCTTTTACTGCTGCTGAAGTTGGTAAACTTGTATCGTTATCGTTAGAACCAATACCTTCTGATTCTAATACAATTGCAGAAGCTTTAAAATTATCTACTTCAATATTTGATACAGTGTTATTATCAACATCTATTGTTTTATTTGTAAGAGTTTGAGAACCTGTAAGAGTTGCAACTGTAGAATCTATTGCAACTGTTAAAGTATTTGTAGCACCACTAGTATCTATACCAGTGCCACCAGCGATTGTAAGACTTTCTGAGTCGAGGTCAATACTTAAAGCACCACCTGTATCACCTGCAAAGTCTAAGTCCTGTGCAGTGACTTGAGCATCTATATAAGCTTTTACAGATTGTTGAGTTACTAAAGATGTAGCACTATCAGAACTTAAATCATCTTCATCAAGTACTGCTGTAACTGTAGAACCACTTGCAAGTACTAAACTATCTATATTAGCTGTACCATTAATGTAAAGGTCTTTAAACTGTAGAGAACTAGTACCTAAATCTATATCGTTATCTGTAACAGGTACGATAGCTCCATCTGCTATGTAAAGCTGTTGTACAGAAGAACTTGATACGTCTACCCAAAATTCTATGTGGTCATTTGTACTATCTATTAAAACTTTATTAAGTGGTGTAGTAACACCTGCATCACCAATTAATCCTATAACCGGACCTTCTGCAGCAGTACCGTCATGTTTATGACCTCCTGTATTACTAAAAGCGTTTAAAAGTTGGTTGTACTCGTTATTAAATAACGCAGCAGTGATAGTATCTCCGTCTGCGAATGTACTCTGTCTTGTATAACCTGCCATTGTGTTTATCTCCTACCTGATGGAATGTAATCTATGTATAGTCCGTTTATTGTATATGGTGCGTTTGTATCGTTTGTTAAGATTCTAAAGCTATTAGAATAACCACTACCTTGAAGTGCTAATCTAACTAAAGGCTGTTCAGATGCTCCAAACTTTGCAGTGCCGAATAAAGCACTACCAAATATAGATGGAGCCGGTACAGAATCTAATAAGTAATCTTCTGGTTGTGGTGTTTCGTTACTGTCGTAATCAAATCTAACTCTTACTGAAGGCTGTACTTCATTCTCTGGACCTATAGATAGTTTAACGTAGTGTAAAGTTTTTAAAGTTCCAAAATCACCATAGTCGTAATCTGGTGTCTGGTATCTTGCATCTACTGCAGAACCATCAAAGTTATCACCTGAGTCATGTACATGAACATAACCATCTGTATCACCATGATAGTATTTTTCAATACCGTTAGTATCAAAACCAGAACCTATAGCTGTTACTTCTATACCTAGAGTTTCAGACCATTCAAAACCATTTGGTCTTAGTGTACCTATTATACCTCTTTGTGAAGCATTTGTCAAGTCTGTATCAGTATAAAATAATCTATATTGTGATTTTTCTCTAAGTACAACACTATTTATTATATATTCATTAATGTTTTGTGCTAGTTCTGTTATAATAGGCTGTATAGATTTACTAACAGTTCCTAACTCAACGTCACCAATTCTTGCTGTACCAGCTACTGTTCTTAAACCATCTGGTGCTAAAAATATTAAGTCACCACCAATCTCTTGAATACTATATCCGCTTAAACAACCTACGTTTTCTGCAACTGGCACAACTGCTGTATTCTGACTATCGTTTATATTTATAAGTTTATGAATACTATTTTCACAGAATATAAATAAGTCTTGACGGAATCCTCTAACTCCTACTATTTTATCTGATATAGTTACTGAACCTGCTCCAGTTCCACTAAAGTCTGAAGGGTCGTTATATATACTATAAAAAACTGTATTCTCGTTATCTTCTACACCAGCAGCTATTAAATGATGGTCATGTGAAGTTATAAAAGTAGCGTGTTTAGTTCCTGTTACTGTTATTTCAGCAGTGTTATATGTTCTACCACTTAAAGCTCCGTTACCTTCCATTCTAAAACTAAATGGTTTGTTAGCTCCATCAGCTATAACAATAGTACCATAATCTTGTCCAGCACCTTCAAACATTGCAAACTGACATTGTCCTTGTCCAGTTCTTGTAGTAGCTGTACGTCCTGTAAAAGTTGTGTAATCATCTCCACTACTGTGTGATAATTTATTTATTTGTAAATACGTAATACCATCTTGTGTGAAATAAATATCAGTACCTGCACAAACTATAACACCATCTGCATAAGGAATAGTACCTAATATATTAGTTACACCACCTGTAGGTTGAACTGCACTTTCTGCACCAAACTTACTAAAACCATTAATACGTCTGTAGCCACCTTCAATAGAGACTTCAAAGTTTTGTAAAGTTGTAGCAACTCCGGGTGTACGTAACAAGTCTATAGAGTTAGATGATGTTACTAAACCACCTGCACATGCTACGGTAAATGGTTGTGAACGTGCCATATATTTTAAAAGTAAGTTCTATCGTCTGTCATATATTTAGGAGCTGGATTCATAAGATTTGATTTCATATGTTTCATTCCCTTTTTAAAGTCATCCAAAGCAAATGCTGCTTGTTGTGGACTTTCTTTAAACTGCCAAATATAATAACGAACTCTAGCTGTTATTACGTTACTGTATTGCTCTGGTAAAACGATTGTATCGTCATAAGCCGATAAAGCAGTCGGTCTTACAAAAGCATAAAAGTGTACATTATAAACTTTATCAGGAATTGGACTTAATCCAAACTTCCTGTTATCTGGAGACTTAATTACAAATTTAGGTTCTCCATAATTTTGAGTGTCTGCATCGTCTGCATTTTCACTATCTCTGTAATATCTTTTCCAATCATCTAATGTAAGAAACTTTAATCCTCTAGAGACATAAGGAGTTGTTTCTCCATCTACGTTAATAGTTGTGACATAAAAATCATCCCAATCTATTGATGCATAGTCTGTAGTAATACTTGAACTATCAGACTTAAGTTTATACCATCTTGTTCCTGCTGTAGTGGCGACTGTTACATTTCCGTAGAAAGGGTCAGTCTCTCCACTTAAGTTTACAGCAAAGAAAGGTAATTGAGGTTCTTGGTTAGCTATGTCGAATATAGCTTTGTTTACACTATCTTTAACAAACTTTTGAATACCTGTAGCGTTTGCAAAGTTTGCAGAGGTTAGCGGAACTTCGTTAAGTTCTCTTAATACTTCATTAGTTATGTCAAGATATGTTGTAGCCATTATTTTTTGTGAACCTTTTGAATTTCAAAGTTAGCTGTTAAACTTGCACCTTTGTGTTTAACAAACTTACCTGAGTGTTTCATTAATTTATATGTTTTACCGGACTTCATCCAGTGATAACCTTTTGGTGCTTTAACTTTCATATTAGCAAGGTTTAGCTTTAGACATTCCACCGTCTTTATACATAGTTCTTTTCTTAGCCATTCCGCCTTTAGCTTTTTTCATTTTTTGTTTAACTGCACCTACAACTTTTTTAGCTGCGTACCCTTTTGGATTAGCTGCAAATTGTAATGCTTCTTTAGCAGTTCCGGGTTTAGCTTTAGGTTTAGACCTGCCAGTAGGTTTTCCATATTTTCTTCTTCCCATTATTTTCTCCTATATTAAATTTAAAAAATGGAGGGTCAATTAAGACCCCCCGAATTGATATTAGTCAATTGTATAGAAAGCTGATACTAGAGCTTCATCTCTAAGTACTTTCGCACCATAGACATGTAAGCCTCTAACAATATCACCAAACGATGTTGGGTCTCTCAACACTTCTGTTGAAAGGATAGTGTTAGCAGTAGCAGTAGAACTAATATGTCCAGCCATAACTTTACCAGTTGCTGTTGAAGTGTCAGCAATGTTGTTAGACTTATACATATCAAATCCTCTTAGTTTTCCACTTGAAACTAAACCATTTCTGATTGAACCTTGACCAGCGTTAAAGTCAACAGAAAGAAGTTTAGAACCAGATTGTGACAACTCTTCATAGAATGAAGGAGGTGCAACAAACCATCTACCTTCTTCAGGTACATTCTGGTCGTCTAAAAGTCTTGCCATTCTTGCCATAAGGTCAATAGCGTCTACACCAGTTCCGTCTGAACCTAATAGGTCGACAGAAGCTGTAGTTTCTGCAACACCACCAGTACCGGCAGCAGCGTCTGCTCCGATGATATGGTCAGGTGATGAAGCTGAACAACCAGCAAACATAGATGCTAAAACAGCAGCGTCATATGAATCTTTTAATGCATATGCAGCAGAGCTTGAAGCAACTTCTTTGAAGTTCACATGTGACATATTTGTTTCAATATCATCTACGATGAATTTGAAAGCTTTAGCACTGTCAACAACCAAAGTTATTTCTTGGTCAGTTAGTTTTGTGTCAGTAGTATCGCTACCTCTAGTGTAGTCTGATACTGAAATGACAGGTTCTTTGATAATCTTTACAGAGTCTCCATAAGCAGATATTTCACCAGCATAGTCGGTGTTAGTAATAGCTTCTACCACTGAGGCTTTTCTAAAGAAGTTTAAAACCTTTTTAGAGTAAACCGAAGGTAAAAAGAAACTATTAGTTTGTCCTGCTACGGAGTTTGCAAAGTTAGCATCGGTATCGGTTCCGGGTTCAAAATATTGAGCCATGATACATTCTCCTTGTAGTTAATTATAGTTTATTTTGTGATTCTGCCTTCTTGCATTGCATTCGATATTTCCTCTTCGTACTTATCAAATTCAGCAACACTCATTGCAGCAATCTCCTTTTCTGACCATATTTTCTGTTGAGTTGGTTCTATACTAGTTGTTTTAGTAGAGACCATATCTGCAGCAGATTTTCTGGTCGGTTTAGAAGATGACTTAGCCTTTGGAAGGTCTATACCAAAATCTTTCTTAAATAAATCTAAAGCACGTGAAGCTAGGTCAGCATCGTCAGCATTTGAGTATATCCAGTTTTGGATAGACTGTGGTTGCTCTTTTGCCCAACCATGAAAGTCATCACTGTTTCTGATATCTTCAAAATCAGGATGTCTCTCCATTAACCTTTTTTCTGCATCTTGTCGTATTAATTGATTCTCACGTTCTTGGAGTTTACTAAGGCGTTCTTCTAGAACTTTTGCTTTAGTCTCCGATTGCATATGAGCAACAGTTTCTACAACTTCATAAACATCAGGATATTGGTTTTTAAAATCTTCAAGTTCTTCTTCAGTTTTAGGAGCTTTATAGTCAGTTCTATTTTTAGTAGCTTCTTCTATTAACTCTTGTTCTCTGCTTTTGAACTCATTAAGTTTACTATCGTAATGTTTTTTTAAATCATCGTATCTTTTTTTGTAGTCTGGTTTCTTATAAGGTGTATCCTTTTTAGTTGCCAGTTCCTCTCTGTTTACACTTCCTTCAGCTTCCACTTCAGTAATGTCATCACTTTTAAAAAGTTTGTTTTGAGGCTCTTCAAAAAACATACTTTCTGATGATTGAAAAGGTTTATCTTCTCCTTTGTGCCAATCTTTTTTTAAATTATAAGGGTTTGGCGTTTCCTCTTTTTGGACTGTGTTAGTCATTTTCTTTCTCTCCTACTCAGGGCTTCGTTTAACAAGGTAGCTGCAATTGTCGACTGTGCAGGGCTTGTCTTGTAAAGGTAGCCTTTCGGTTATTAAAATAGTAAAGTGCCTACGCTAATAGGGTGGCTTTACCGTTAGGGTGTTTAGCTTCTGACGTATGGCTGATACTTAATCATGTTCTCGTTTATAGCTTCTTGTGTTGGGTCTGGAGTCATATCCATTCCTAACAACGCATCAGCTTGTACGTTTACATTATTATCTTCAGGCATTCCGCCTTCAGCTAAACCTTGTCTTTCATCTGCTTTAGCTTCAGCATCTTTCATCATAGACATTAAAGTGTCTTCTCCGATTTCTTCTACAGCTTTTGCAGTAAAGACAAATTCTCCATCAGATAACCTAGCAGGTATACTGTCAGAGACTCCTGAACCCGGTCCATCAACAGGACCAGACCCAGCAAATTCTTGAGCAACGTCTATGACTTTATCAAATAGCATAGATAATTCCTCGTCTTGTTCTAGTTTGGACATAAGCATATCTTCTTCTTCTTCACTTAATGCTTCTTCCATTATAAATCTTGTGTAACCATCTTCCATGTCATCGTCTGATTCCATAGGCATTTCAGGTTCTTGTGTAGGTGTCATAACCATTAACATTTGGTTATCGATTTCACCACCTTCTTCATAACCCATACGTTCAACAACTTCTGGTGCAACTTTTCTAAGGGCTTCTATACCCGGACCACCACCATCTTTATACATATTTCTATCATCAGTTAGTAAAGAATTTTTTACAATTCCTCCTTCTGCATATCCCTGCCAATTAGCTAACTTTCTAATTGATGAATTTGTAAAGTTTGTTTTTGTTATTTTATCTCCTACTTTTTCATAAACAATAATATCTTCTTTTCCTTTATTATTTATTTTAAATTGATAACTAATATCTCCTTCTTTTAACTTAGAAGGATTTTTTTCTTTATATCCATGTTCTTTTAAAAATTTTTCTACTTGTCTATTGCTTAATTTTGTAGAAGCTGGAGTACTTCCTAATGTATCTTCAAATTCATTTTCTTTTCCAACTTTAGATTTTTTTTTCATCTTAGTTGTAATTTTTTGAACTTCTTTAACAGCTTTAGGTCCATATTTTTTAGCAGCTTCTGTTGCTCCTTTTCTAGCTAATAATGAAGCTACTGCTGTATAAGCTGCTGGTATTACTGGTAATGGCATATTACTTCTCCTTTGCCTTTCCTACGTTTAATGCACACCAGTCTAATATTTTATATATTTTACCTACTATAGCATCGTCTTTAGGAGTAGGTGTCAATGCACATATTAGTGATGCACCCATAACTATAGATGGTATTACTGCTATCCATTCATTTATTGATTGTATAAAACTTAACATATTACTCTCCTTCCTTTCTTAGTATTGCTTCTTTAACCTGTTGGTCCAGTTGCTCCAACCGTACCAGAGAATTCACCTTCCCCTGCAACCGGTACATTTCCTGTTCCGATGTTGCCACCACCAGTGCCTGTAGCTCCAAGCTCTTGAGGTTGTTGAGGTGTTCCTTGAAGACCTCCCATTGGGGACTGTTCACCAAGGGGTTGAGCTTCTTCGCCATTTGTTTGTCCAGCATTCTGCATTCCTATTATTTGTGCCATTATTGCAGCTTCTTCAGGGTCATTGAGTATTTCATCAGGGTCTAAGTCTAAGCTGTAGGCAAGTTCACTAACGAGTTTAGAAATCTTAACAAATGGAGCAATAGCAGGACTTTGTGCAGTTTGT